AGGGAGCAAAGCTCGCCCGATATTGTCTTTAAGGTTAGTCACAAAGGTAGAAGCCTGAGCAAGCCTGTCATTATAGGTAAGCTGTATCTCGCCTGCCTCAGCGATCTCCTTATTACCCTGAGCCATGATAGAAGCTTTAAGAGCCTCTTTCTTCTGTTGCTCAGTAAGACTCTCTACAGTTACTCCCAACTGCTTAGCATAATCCTCGGCTGCCTGAGTAGCCGATACGATAAATCCGAGGTTGTCGAGAATAAGAGGCGATCCTCTACCGATACCAGTAACGATGTTATCGAAAGCCTGAGTAGTGGAGATACCCATATCCTGCGCTCGAAGTCGAGCAGTAAGCATCAGAGTATTAAACTCCTCCATGCTCTTAGCCACCCCCAGAGTCATAGCCCTGTTAGCTCCGAGGATCAAGTCCTTATTTGCGATAGTACCGGCTGAAGTCTGCTGAAGCTGTTTAAGCACCTCCTGTCCTGCAAGCCCCTGCTTAGCAGCCAACTTGTCGAGAGACTGAGAGAGGGCATCTAGCTCTGATCCTGACTTTGCTAGCTCATAGATACCCCTAACAAGAGCGCCTGAAACGAAACCCTTAACAGCAGTCTTGACCACATTAAAGCCATTGGCGAGTTTCTGAGTAGTCTTAGTAGACTTCTCCATTTTTCTCTCCAAGTCCTTTATTTTAGTGTCAGCCTTTTTAAGCTCAGTTTTGAGATTATCCATATCTCCTGAGATTTTGTAGACCAACTCTCCTACTGTTAATTTATTTTTGCTCATTTTTTCTTGTTTTTGTTAGCAATGCTTCTGAACATTTGACTGCGTAGAAGCGAGACTGTCTCCTCTGCGTGGGTACTCTTATTGCTATTTACAATTTTAGCATAAGTACCCTCCTTTACTTCACCTGTAATCTTCTCTTTTACGTAGTAAGTCTCTTGGTAATACTCGTACAATTCATCTATGTAGAGTTTCCTGAGATCAAAAAGAGAAAAGCCGCTGACTACCAGAAAAGTAATCATACGGCGTAAATCTCTCAGCTCTCTACTAGCTTTCGCTAGGCTTTTTTTTTTTGGAGTTTCTGACTGCTCAGCCTCTTCAAGCAACTCTTTCACAGCTATGTGACGGTACTTCTGAAAGAAGCCAAGCATCTCTAGTGCCTCGTTGTGAGTGATAGTAGTCCGTAGATACTCTGAGGTTACTTTAGGCTGATAGTGCCCAAAGATGACCTCTAGCTGATCGAATACAGTAGCCCAGAACTGTTTGAGCTGTGTATCCTGATTAGCTACCTGTTCACCCTCTAACTCCTCTTGCTTTGCTCTCAGCTCTAAAAGCCTTTCCACTTCTTCAACAGTGTACTCGTTAGGGATTTTATATTCCTTGCCGTCAGCAAGCTTTATCAGCGAGTGCTTACGGCTCTTGTAGAGATCGAGAGCCTGCATAAGAGTAAGTATTAAGCGGCTGACTGTTCGTCCACCCACTCAACGATCTTACCCTGAAAGTCTATAGGTAGGATTGCTACATCGTCCTCTTCATCTCCTGCGAAGTCGATAGAGATAGGAGCGAAGTTAGTACCCTCTTCAATGTCGATACGGAACTGATTGCCGTTGTTATCTTCATTGATGATACGCATACACTTCAGAGTCTTGTCTCCGTCCTCGTTAAAGGTGAGCTTCTTAGAAGCGTTAGGAGTGTAGTCATAGTCGATAGTAAGAGTCTGAGCGAGTGTAGTCACATCAGTACTATCGATTACGAAGATACCCCATTCACCCTGAGCATTTTGTCCTACATAGAAGTCAGTATCTTCTACGAGAGCACCGTCAGTACCACCTGTTACAGAGTTTACTGTAGGGGAAGTACCGTCACCCATTTGATTGGCGATCTTGATAAAGGTGTTGTAATTCCAAGCACCTGAAGCAACTACTTGCTCGGCACCGGCTACAGGAGCAGCCGCTACAGTAGTGAGGTTAATCATTCCTGCATCGAGTACTGCTAGGTTATCAAGATTGATCTCAGCAAGATCAAAGGTGATCTGAAAGTCCTTACCCTTTACGAACTTCTCTAGAGCGTCTACGTTATCGAACTCAATAGACTGATTTTCAGCCATAGAAGTGATAACAGGGTTTCGCAAAGCACCGATGTCTGTAAGGGCATCGAAGCTGTCACCCACAAGTACACGAACTGATCCTTTACGGATCGCTGTAGGTACTTGGATTGTTGTTTGTCTACTCATAATTTTATAAGTGATTATTAAATAATAAACTTTACCGCTTCTCTAATTGGCACTAGATTTGCAGTACTTCAATGATACTACTTTTTAAAATGCTAGTCGAGTTTAATGCGGTACAGAGCAGGGGAAGATTTAAGCACTGCCTTAGCCTCCTGCTTAGGGAGAGTCATAGTCTCTCCGGCTTTCATCTTCTTACCTACATAAGAGGTATCCTGAAGAGCCTCTAGGGTGATCTTCTGATCTACCTGCTTATTAAAACCTGTATTTACTTGTCTGTTTAGAGTCATAGATATATTTTACCTTACCTTAAAATTATATGTAGTCTCTCTCTGAAAGTTTTTAGTATCGAAATCATAGCCTAGATCAGTCTCGGATACCCGGATAGAAAAGACTACCTCAGCATTACCGCTACTCTGTAGGTTATCCCCATTGAATACATTAGAGATTGCCTGAGCCACCTGAGCAGCCTTAGTGTGAGTCTTAGCAAAGATATTAAATTGGTAACTCCTGCTCTCGATAGTAGGGAAAGAGTCTACAGTAGTGATGAGGGTAAAGGTGACAGCTACATTTGTAAAGTCCACGCCATTAGGGATAACAGTAGGGTAGAGGTGATACTTTCCACCCCCTGCACTGAGAAGAGTCTGAAGAGTGGCATCGCCTGTTATGAGGTTATAGATGTATTGCTCTAGCATGATTATATTTTACCACCCTTAGTGACCTTTGTGACGACCTTATTAGCCTCGTCTTTGAAAATATCCTTTATCTGATTTTGAGACTGTCCTACTCCTCTGCGCATGAAAGCACGAGGCGCCATTTTCTCAGTACCATACTCGACATAGGCGGCATAGTTTATAGACTGACCTCCCTCTACAGCCTGAGTGTGTACCTCGCCCTTACCGAAGCCTGTCTTGCGATTAGTGATAGATCGTCTGAGGTGTCCCTCATCGACTCCCCACCCCTTGTGCATACCGGCTTTAATGTTTCGCTCCATTAGATTTAGAGACTTGTCTACAGCCCTGTCAATAAACTGACCGATCCCTTTTTCTACATTGAGCTTGTTGTCTATAAATGTAAGTGTAGCTTTAAGCATTTTAATCTCCGTTAGTTACCCTCCCTGTGACCTCTAGGTGATGCAGAGCAGTAGCATCATGGACCTTATTCACATCGATTACATCATAGTACTCTCCGTCTAGGAGTATTCTGTTACCTCGCTCGATAGTTACATCAGCATTAAAAAAGAAGAGATCATCATCATTGTTCTCTCTAAGCTCAGTATCAGCGATCCTCACAGCCCCTGAGTCCTTTCGAGTAGGAACGTCAGTAGCTACATTAGTCCATGAGGGAGTCTGCTCATACCCTGCCTGAGTGAGAGACTTAGACTGAATAGTACATCTCAGTATGAGTAGGGAAGTAAACGACATAGGCTTAAAGCGCTATGCGCCGGTAACTTGATAAAATCTCCTTAGCACTCTCGAAGTCTGCCTTTTGAGCATCAGTCCTGTAGGTAACAGAGTAGTTACCGATCTTCTCAGTAGTACCGATCTTGCCCTGTGAAGTCCGGGCATTGTAGATACCTGCCACTAGGATAGTGACCGCTAGCTGAATATCCTCAGGTAGATAAAGGTGCATAGCATGAACTCCTGTAACTGAGATATTTTGCTTACCCTTAGTGAAGCTGTAGCCCTCCTCTAGAGTAAGGCGAGAGGTATAAGGCTTATTGGTAGGGTAGTTATAGGTAGTCATTACAGTACCGTCTATCTCCACTACAGGATCGATAACATCTTTAATTAGGAAAAGCTTAGAGCCGTCTCCGTCATACAAAACTGTGGTAACTTCTTCTCTATGTAAATTGCGCTTTGCATACCGATCTGCGTACCGGCTCATAGCAATGATCCACGACTCCTCTATAGCATCTTCAAGATCACTAGAAATAGGAAGCCCTAGATAACTAGCTACTGCTTCAGGTGTTGTATAGATTGGTGTTTCTTCTTGCATAATAATTTTCTTGATAAGAGAGACGAGTAGTCTCATCTCTCCTACAAGCTAATTATAACTCAAAGTGAGTCACAAGTCGCTCCTTTGCTTCCTTACCAGTGTCTACTTCAGTGCCAGTCTCCTTTTTCAAGAGAGCTTTAGCATCATCTGCAGAGAGCTTGGTAATTTCAGCTTTGGTAGGCTTGTTCGTTGCCTTATCTCCCTTAGTCTCAGCAGGGGCATTTGCCGATCCCTTAGAAGAGCCTTTGACTACCTGAATACCACCGTTTCTAAGACCGTAGATGTTCACAAACTTGTGAGCAACTGTAGCCTTTTCAGCGTTGGCTCGGTTAGTCCAGCCACTAAGACCATAGATACCCTTGCGGATAGAGATAATCTTAGTGAACTGTCTAACTGAGTTTTCAATAATAGCCCCAACTTTCAGATCAGTCTCACGCATGACTATGCTGAGACTTGATCATCGAGAGCATCGATGACGTCTGCGATTGTTCCAGTCCAGAATGCCCCACTGTCGTTCTGTCGAACATAAGACGCAACTCGACGTCGAAGCTTCACAGAGAGAATATCCTTTGAGAAGTCATCACCGTCAGAGTTAGTCATTTCGATCTCAACTCCACCCTTAGTACCGATGTGCAACTTGCGGAAGTCTCCAACAAGGAACTCACCTGCAGGGATACCTACGTTCTCAATGATGCGAGCACCCTTGATAGTAGTACCGTCTGCTGACTTGAACGGAGGCAAGATGTAATGACCATCTGCGCTCTTAGTAAGATCAAGAGCATCAGCATCATCAGGGTTAAGGAGTACATGCGTAGCAGTATACTTACCCTTACCATAGACAGCGATCTTAGTGATTGCCACTCGGATCACGTCCATGATGTTAGCGTTCTGAACTCGCTTAGTACCTACCTCAGTCGCATCAAGCACTGAAGCTACTGTGAACACACCGGATAGGTTCTCACCTACACCAGTACCATTAAGAAGCTGATTGTCAGTCTCGATGTTTACATCTTCCTGAAGCCACCCCTTAATAGCAGCTACGAGCTGTGGAGCATCTTGTAGGATTTCTACAGAGTGCTTATTCATCACAGCGATCTTCTTCAGAGGAGCTTTGAACTCTTGGAACTCAAAGTCTTTCTGAGCGATGTACGCTAGCTCGTCTGTTCGCACAGGAGCACCTGACTCAGTAACCACTTCCACGTATGAAAGGTGATCTGAAGTCATATTAGGCACTACGTCTGCGATAGACTCGATGAATACCTGTCGAACAGGATCACGAGTAAGCTCAGGGTTTCGATCTCCCTCGATCACATCACCTGTTAGGCTGTCTCCCTCAGAAGTAGCCTTAGACAAGTAAGCAAGATCAGCCTTGCTCTTGATGCTGAAAGAGAAAGTATTGCGCTGACGTGTAGCCAGAGCCTCGATACCTTTCTGCACTTTCTCAACGTCAAATGAAGCCTTACCTTTCACCTCATCGGCTACTTTGGTGTACTTCTTCGCAGAGTCAGCGATACCTTTCAGCATCTTATCTACTGCCTCAGTGGCAGAGAGCTGAGACTCAGCAAGCTCTTTGTTAGCTTTTGCGAGGATTGCCTGTCGTGCTTCTTTAAGCATCTTTTCGACATCAGCATCACCGGCATCTTCAACGTCCACCTCTTCGGCTTCAGTATCAGTGTCAGCAACTTCTTCAAAGTTTCCCTCCTCGTCTTTAGTTAGGAAACCCTTTTCATCGCAGTAAAACTTTTTACCAGCGATTATTCTAAACTTCTTTTTCATAATAATGAATAAAGTTAGCTATTAAGTTTTGGCTGCACCTCTTGCAAGGGGTTGTCTCCTCTCGGAGCTAGTATCGCAGGCTTGTTATGGAGTTAGGATAATCTACGGATTGCCTTGTAGAGATTATCTCTTGCTTTCAAATGTGCAATGACAACATTATTATTAGCTTTCTTGATTTGTATGTCAAGAGCTTTAGCTGCCTCAATAGCGATCTTCTTAGCATCAGTATCTTCAGCTCCCTTAATAAGAGCCTGACGATTAGACCCGATACCTACCAGAGAACACTCTAGAAGCTCACAGTCATATAGTACAAAAACGTCCTTAGTCTCATCGTACTCTACTCGATGAGGGATAAAGCCAACTGACACCATGCGGAGATTGCCTCGTACCACATGCTTAAATGCTCTGTCAGCAGTCTCATCAATATCAGTATCAAAGCGAGCTGTACCTACCATGCGCATCTCTCCCTCATGCTCAGGATCAGCTTCAAACCAGACTTTCTCCCAAGAGCCGAGAGGGAAGTTATAGTTTTTGTGTTGCCAGAAGAACACCGGATTTTCCTCGAAGTACTTCATGATCCAACTGTTCTGATCTATCACATCTCCATGACGATCTATACCAGTAGTAGACATTACGAAAGTCGCAGTCTTTTTATCCTCGTCAATAGAAAGGGCTTTGTGTGAGATTTGCACTTCAATTTTCTTGCCCACCATTTCGACAGCTTTCTGTCTCATGGCTTCTACTTTCTTTGTGAGGATTTTACTCATGATTAAATTATATATTACTTACACAGCCGGAGCAATTGCACAACGGCAGTTAATTGTGTACTGACCGGGGTACTGCTCTCCGTTAGGGAAAGTCCCACCCTTATCTACTATCACTCCGTCATTGATCTGATGATTGTTAGGAGCATCACCGGCACGCACCTTAGAGTCCCTAGCTGTCAGCCACTCCTTACCTGTGACTACTGCTGACTGCTTGTAAGCCTCGTTAGTAGCCTGAGAAATAAGGCGACCTGTCTCTGTTCGAGCGATAGTCTTAGCCCTGCTTACGCTCATATCCTCAAAGTACTTTCTGATGTCTCGTCCGATCTCCTCTATACCCTTACCGTCATTCATTCCTGAGAGGATAATATCCTTTAGGTGATCGTAGTCAGTATCAAGCATCGAGGTGATAAAGAACTCTGCTCGTTGTTCTAGCTCTTGGAGCATCTGCTCAGGAGTGAAAAAGCTCTCAGATGCCTTTGTGGAAAACCCACTAGCTACAGCATCAAGAGTCCCCTGTCCTGCCTTTTCAAACATCTTACGCATGAGTGGAACAAAGATAGCCTTAGCCTCCCTGATCTCGATAGCCGCATCAAAGATACTCTG